AGGTAATATCAAATCCCCCTTAATTGGGGGGTTTTTTTCATATAAATAAAGACATGAGTACAAATTTCTTAAATCCAACTTCATTTGTTTTATCATTAGATAGAACAACAAATCCTAATGCCGAATTTTCGATACAGACTATGGTATTACCAGATGTATCGGCAAATTCCACACCATATATCACACGGGCTCGTAACATATCAATGTCCGCTGATAAACTTGAATACGCTCCATTTGAATGTACCTTTCTTGTAGATGAAGATTTAACTAATTATAGAGAGATATATGATTGGTTATATTCACAAGTAGATAGTGTACAAGACGATTATAGGGATATTACTTTATCGGTATTATCGTCTGCAAATACTGTTAATAAACAAATCGTTTTCCACTCAGCACACCCGACCAATTTAGGTTCGTTACCATTCGATATAACAACAAGTGATATCGAGTATGTTGTTGCGACTGTAACCTTTGAATACAGTTATTTCGAAATTATATAATTGACAATACCCTTCAATTAGGGTATAATAGTAGTATTGAATTGAAAACTATATAAACAATGGCCGCTGCTGAAAAAATAAATCCCCCCCACTATACTCAAGGTACAATCGATTGTATTGATTATATCATAGACAAAGACCTTAATTTCCTAGAAGGGAATATCGTTAAATATGTTACTCGTTGGCAAATGAAAAACGGATTGGAAGACCTCCATAAGGCTCAATGGTATTTAACGAAACTAATAAACGAACAAATGAAAAATGAACTTGATTGATGACGTACTTGAAATGTGGGAGTCTGATTCGGTAATAGACCAATTCAAACTCGACGATACCACAATCAAACTATCCAAACTCCACTCAAAATATCTTGGGTTAATAACTAAGTGTAAACTCACTAAGAAGAAACTTGATATGGATTACAAAACATTATTGAAAGATAAGTGGTTGTATTATAATGGAAAGTTAAGTAAGGAAGAAATCGACCTCTTCGGTTGGGATTATGACCCATTCAAAGGACTGAACAAACCACTTAAAGGGGATATGAATTACTACTATGATTCAGACACGGACATTCAAAACGCACAAGCAAAACTCGAATACTATAAAGTATATGAGGACACCCTAAAGGAGATTTTAGACACCATTAGATGGCGACATCAAAGTATTAGTAACATCATTAAGTGGCGCTCATTCGAAGCAGGTGTTTAATGGAACTCTCCATAACAACAAAGAATAATACGTATCTTATCTTGGATTGTGAAGATAAAGGAATACTTCACGAGATATCCGAGTTCTTCACTATGTACGTGCCAGGTTATAAGTTCATGCCTGCGTTTCGTAATAAGATGTGGGACGGTAAACTTCGATTATTCAACATGCAAAACCAACAAGTATATTATGGATTGTACCATTATATTGTAGAGTTTTGTAAAGAACGTGATATCACAATCAACATAATAGATTCGGAAGGGAACTACGATAACCCTAATACGGTAGATGACGACACTCTTGATTGGATACTTGAAATCCCATTATCGGTTAAGGGTAAAAAGATTTTCCCTAGAGATTACCAGTTAGATGCAATCAAGTATGGCTTAAAACATAGACGGGGTATGATGTTAAGTCCTACTGCGTCCGGGAAATCTCTCATTATTTACCTTCTAATGAGACACTTTTTTAGGTCATCCGGAACTCATGAAAAAGTTTTGATTATTGTACCGACTACTTCTCTGGTAAAACAGATGTACGGTGACTTCGCAGACTACTCTGAATTTGATGAAAGTTTCGACGCCTCCACGAATTGCCATCAAATAATGGCAGGGAAAGATAAAGGACATAAGTCTAAGAGAGTTTATATCTCTACTTGGCAATCAATATACAAAATGGGTTCTAAATATTTTGAAAGGTTCGGTATGGTGGTCGGAGACGAAGCACATCAATTCAAGGCGAAATCTCTTACGTCTATCCTCACTAAATGTACCGAAGCAAAATATAGATTTGGAACGACAGGTACTCTTGACGGTACTACAACCCATAAATTAGTTCTTGAAGGATTGTTTGGCCCGATAAGGAAAATCACTACATCGAAAACTCTTATGGATAGAGGTGACCTTGCATCACTACAGATTGACGTTATAACAATGAAGTATCCCCCTAAGATGTGTCAGCTCATTAGTAAGATGAAGTATCAAGAAGAAATAAACTACCTCGTAACAAACAAAATGAGGAATAATTTTATCAGAAACCTCGCATTAGACCAAACAGGTAATACGTTAGTTCTATTTAACTTCGTAGAGAAACACGGGGTACCTCTTTATAGATTGATAGAGAAAGATGCGAAGAAAGGTAGAAAGGTATTTTTTGTTTCTGGAAAGACAGCCGCCGACGTTCGTGAGGAAATAAGAACCATAACCGAAACCGAAAAGGATGCTATTTTAGTATGCTCTTTCGGTACATTCTCTACTGGTGTCAATATAAAGAATCTTCATAATATCATATTCGCAAGTCCAAGTAAATCCCAAATCAGAATATTGCAGTCTATCGGGAGAGGTCTTAGGAAATCGGATAGGGAAACTAAGATATATGACATAGCAGACGACCTATCTTGGAAGAAACATAAGAACTTTGCCTTTAAACATGCGGCCGAAAGGGTTAGAATATACGCTAAGGAAAAGTTTAGATTTAAGATACATACAGTTAAAATATATGATAAATAGTAGTATGAACAAGAAAACTATATCAATAACAGATGTTCCTATTAAATATCTTAAAATGTTAAATGGGGATTCTGTCATATCTTACGTACATGATGATGCGTTAGAAGGTGAAGAAGTATTTGCAGTAGAGGAGCCAATGGTAGTTACCTTAGACAGTGACCATAGGTATCAGTTATCCCCTTGGTTTCCATTCTCTAAAGAAAACTTACACTTCATTGATTGTGATAAAGTGATATCTACTGATGATGTTGATGATGGTATTAAGAACACTTATCTTCGTCTTGTCCTTGATAAATCCTCTTATGAAGATGATGCTGATTGGAATGTGCCCCACTTCATTGAACCCACTTCTTACTCTAAACATTAATATACTGTCCCCCTCAGAGGCATAGCTCTTATTATACACCACATTCACTAAAAAGTCAAGTTTATTCGTAAAATAATTGACAATTAGGGTTCATTGTGGTATAATAGTATGAACATAACATTAAAAGGACTTTGAGATGACTGAGAAAATCAAACCAAGAGATAAACCTCATTACGTTAATAATAGAGATTTTTCATATGCTATAGTAGATTATATTAAACTATGTAGAAATGAAGAAGCAAATGGTAATGATAGACCTAAAGTAACGGACTATATCGCAACTTGTTTTATGAAGATATGTGAAGGATTATCACACAAGTCCAATTTTGTTAGATATACGTATAGAGATGAAATGGTTATGGACGGAGTAGAAAACTGCCTTCGTGCGATTCATAACTATAATATCGATACAATTACTAGGACGGGTAAGCCTAATGCATTCTCATACTTTACTCAAATAGCATACTTCGCCTTCATCAGACGGATTACTAAAGAGAAGAAACAACAGGATATTAAATTCCATTTTCTTGAGCAAGCCGATATCGAATCATTTATTACTTCAACAGATGTGAATAATCCTATCGACCAAGCATACGTTGATGTATTAAGGAACAAGATTGCCAGCATCAAAAAGAAAGATAGTGCGGTCAAAGAATTCGGGAAACAGATGAACAAAAAGAAGAAAGAAAAAGGCTTAGAGTTGTTTTATCAACCCGTAATATTATAGGTCAAATCGACCTCAATTTAATCAGAAATTGATGTTGTGCAGTCGCACAATTTGTATAAATATAGATAAGGAAAGGAAAGAAGCTGGGTGGCTCCACCGACCAGCATAAAAAGCGGGGATGACTTGGTTCCCGTGAATCATCGATTCTCGTTTATAAGATTTTTATAAGATTTTTTGTTATAATTATATTACACAACGAGGATATCGAATGTTCAGGGAGTTTCTCCAAGAAACCAAATGGTTGCTTATAATTACACTAACAATGATTTTTATATTGTTGGGAAATGTAGCGTATTTCATTTGGGAAGACGGAAAACTTGCTAGGGAAAACGAAGGTATCCCAGAGTGGATATGGAATCCAGAACTCCAAGAACAATCAGAAATAGACAAAGGACTTGAGTTTAAACAACTTAAGGAAAATCTTTACAGTCTAACCGGCAAGGTAATACCAGACGATTGCGAAAAAATCGTTCCAGACTTACCTAAAGACAAACCATTCGCAGTAATATTAGAATCCCCTGGCGGAAGCCTTTTTGATGGGGGATGTATTGCGTCGCATCTCAAACTTAGAGATGTTGTTACTATCGTTAGAGATTCCCCTGTCATAGATGAAGAAGGTAACGTGTTGTATGAACCGGGATTAGTGCCTATGGAAGGAAAGAAAGATAATACGGTAATATGTGCTTCTGCCTGTTCTCTAATGTTTCTTGGGGGTGACCAAAGATATCTAATGGGTAATGTTCTATTCGGTATTCATGCACCTCACACACCAGACTTGCAAATATCTACTATTAGTAAACGTGCATTGGAATCTGAAACATACCGAACAGCAACGGCTTTAATGTTGTTGTTAGAACACCTTGGAATGGAAGACCCGAGATTGAGGTTGATGTTTATTCAAGTGCCCGCCGGCAATATGTATTGGTTAAACCCTAGACATTTTGAAGAAACACCGGGATTGATGGCATTAGCAACTCACTATCAGGATTTTTGGGGTTTCAATTATGTAAATATTTTATCGGAAACAGAGGAGTAGTATATGTTAAAATCGTTTTTTCTAGATAGACATAACGCTTTTTATGCTTGGGCAATGTTATCTCTATTATTGGGTATCTCTTGGTATACAGTAGAGATACTAGTATTTTATAATGCGTGGAATAAAGAAATCTATGACGCAATCCAAACCTTACAAGAACAAAGGTTTTGGACATTATTCTTGGGGTTTGACCTTTCCAGAATAACGGACTTCGTGCTCTTAAAAGAAGATACGATGCCGTCTTTCCTTGAGATTATAACGTTGTATACTCCGATAGCGGTATACGCCACTTGGCAAACACAAAGGTATTGTTTCAAATGGAGAGAAGCAAACACCCATCACTATTCAAGAAGGTGGGAAAAATCACCTGCAAAGATTGAGGGTGGCTCTCAACGTATCCAAGAAGACCTTATGATATTCGGTAAAACTCTACAAGGGTTATTCACTGGGTTCTTCTCAGCAATCCTAGTATTGTTTGCGTTTCTTCCTATACTTTGGGAACTGTCGGAAGGGCTTCCTGTATGGAATGGACAGATAATTCCGGGATTCCTCGTATGGGTTGCATTAGGTGTTTCTGTTGGTGGTACACTAATATCCTTACTTCTGGGTTGGAAACTTCCTAAACTAGAATATAACAACCAAGTAGTAGAGGCAAAATTCAGAAAACAACTCGTGTTCTCTGAGGACGATTTCAAGGCACGGGCAATTGATGTGTTGTTCCCAATGTTTAGTGCAGTTAAGAGAAACTATTATCGACTCTTTAATTGGTATATGGGTTTTGGAGTATGGCAAACTGCATTTGGATTATGTGTAGGTAATCTAGCACTTATCGTATTAGCACCTGCATACTTTGACCAACTAATTACACTTGGAGTATTATTCCAAGTACTCAATGCGTTTGGACGTGTTGAAAGTTCTATGGGTTATTTTATAGACCGATGGACTACAATTGTAGATTTCCTATCGGTTATTCGTCGTATCCGTGAATTTAACAAAGCTTTGGACGAGGCAGAACTAAAAGGACAAAATGAATAAAGTTTTTCAAAGATGGTACTTATTTGTTATGGTCTATGCTTGTGGATTATATGCATTATGGAATAAAGGTGTATTCGTAGACATTTATGAGAATGATGTTACCAAACTAACTTTTGTAATATATGGATTGTTTATCATTTCATCTGGTTTATTGGGGTGGGTTTCGTATAAACTCAAACTGGGGCCAAAACTATTTAAACACACGAAGTTTACTGATATGTGTTGGTTTTTAAGTGAAGCGATGATGACATTAGGTTTAATAGGTACGGTTGCAGGTATGATATTCTTATTCGGAATGATATTTGGTGATATCGACCCAAGTGTTCCAGAAGATTTAAAGAATGCATTAGGTCATATGGCAACTGGATTATCCACTGCAATGTATACAACAATAGTAGGTATGGTAGGTTCTTTGTTAACTAGAGTTCAATTAATGAATATTGAGTATGGACAAAAATAGATTTAGAAACATGACTTCGTTTCTTGATTTGCTGTGGATTCTTCTCGCAGGATTTGGGGCAATGTTTATTATTGCGTTTCTTCTTATACAACCACCAGCAAAGAATGCTGATATTATTAAGAAGGCGGAATACATGATTGTCCTTGAATGGGATAAGATGAGTGCAGACGATATTGATTTATGGGTTCAGAATCCGTGGGGTGGTATTGTATCCTTTAGGGGAAAGACTATGGGATATATGAACTTAGAGAAAGACGACCTCGGTGCTAAGAACGACACGTATGTAGACCAATATGGTGTTAGACATATTGTTAGAATAAACAGAGAGGTAGTTACACTTAGAGGTGTCAGAGAAGGAGAGTATTCGGTTATGGTTCATGTCTATAACAGATACCCCGTTGTTGATGATGCAGAATGGTTTACTATAGAAGTCATTAAGATAAATCCATATAGACAAGTGTTTCATACAACAGAAAAATATTACGGC